TACCCTATGAATTATGTAACAAACCGCTTTATAACGTAGGGGGTAGTTTGATTGACTTGTCTAAAGAGAACGTAATAGACATGGAACAAACGCCTAAATCTAAGGATTATAACTTAGAATGGAAACAGTTTAACAGAAGATTTGAAAACGAATTAAGAATAATTAAAAATAAAGTCAACTTATACTTCGATGGGCAACAGGGGAGGCTCATTGAAGTCTTAAACAAAAAGGATATTTTCAAGATAGAGGACTTTTTTACCGGAGAGGGCGAATTTTTAATTTTCGTTAATATGGTAGAGAATAGACTAAATTACATAATGGAACAAGGCGTAAGATTCGGCGGTGGGAAGATGGAGGATTCGCCTTATTTGAAGGAACAGTTATCTTACATAATAAAAAATCTAACCTCTGTCAATGAGACGACCAAAAAGGAATTATTAAAAGCGATAAAAGATACACCGGACATAATAGAAGCGATTAAAGAGAAATACTCTAATTTCAAGCAAAACAGAACGCCTTTGATTTCGGAAACAATAGTAGAATCTGGGTTTAATGCCGGTGTACACTTTGCACTAAAACAGATGGGATTTAAGGAAAAGATTTGGGTTTCGCAAAAGGATAACTCAGTAAGAGATTCTCATCGGGTAGCGGATGGACAAATCGTTAAAATAGACGAACCCTTCATGGTTGGAAACAGTGCATTAATGTATCCAGGCGACCCTTTGGGTGAGGCGAAGGAAGTAATAAATTGCAGATGTACTTTAATAGGGAGGAACAATGAATAAAGTTTATAATTTTGAGGCTAAATCGGTTGATAGTGTGGAGAGGAGTATAACTCATTATATTTCCACAGAAACACCGGATAGAGACCGGGACATAGTTTTTCAGTCGGGGATTGATACCGCTAATTATAGGAAAAACCCGGTAGTTCTTTTTAATCATAATAAGAATTTTGTTGTAGGTAGAAACGCCTGGTTAAAAATCGAAGGAGTAGGGACTTTATCTAAAACTATCTTCGCAGAAACACCCTTAGCAGATGACACCTTCCTTTTACACAAAGGGGGGTTTTTGAATGCTTGGAGCATTGGACTTATGCCAAAAGAATATACTATAAACGCCGAAAGAGGCGGGTACGATATTTTTAAATCAGAACTATTGGAGTATTCCTCTGTTAGCGTGCCATCGAATCCAGAAGCGATAGACGAAGCGAAATCTATGGTAAAATCTATCGAAATGAGAGATGCTTTGTTCACAAAGACCTCTGAAATAGAAATTAAGAAGGTATTATCTGAAATGAGAGACGATATTACAAAATTATTTAATTTTTATAATGAATTGAAAGAAGTATCTTTATTCGATGACATCGAAAAAGCAGAAAAAGATATTGAAGAGTTAAAAAATAACATAGAGACAATTAACAAACATATTCAAACCCGAACAAAAGAGGGAGTTGGGAGTTTAGACCGAGACCTTTTAAGGAAAGTATTAAAAGAGGTTGCGGTTGGGGAACTTAGCAAACTTACGGGGAAACAAAATTAAGGAGGTAAAATGGACGAACAAACTTTAAAACAAGTTCAGGAACTCTGCAGATCTGCCGTTAGTGAGGCTATTAAAGAGCAGGGTCTTGATAAAATTGACCAGAAACATGTGATATTCCCTGAAGATTTCGTTGGGGCTTCCGAGAAGGAGCAACTCGAATTAAAAAACAAGGAGCGATTTGGTGCGTTGGCAAAGGCTTTGGTGAATAAGGATTATCTAAAAATATCCGAAGTTAAAACCGAGATTCAGAAAACTGCCGACCCGAATAACGTAACCACCGATGCTGATGGTGGATATTTAATGCCAGATTCAACTGCTGCTGAAATATTAAGATTAATCCCGACCTTCGGACAGGCAAGAAATTATTGCGATGTTGGTATTTTCCCAAGAACAACCAACACCCTTAACGTGCCGAAACAGTCAACCGGCTTCACTGTTTATTATCCTGGAGAGCAAGGGAGTATAACTTCAAGCAAGTTGGCTTTAACCGTTCTCCAAATGCAGGCTAAAAAGGCTGCTGCTTTGGCAGTTATGTCATCTGAATTAAATGATTTTGCGATAGTTGATTTCGCGAATTATGCAATTTCAAGGGCTGCTGAGGCTTTCGGAATAGACGAAGATTCCCAGGTATTCGGTTCTGGTGCTACTACCTTCACCGGATTATTCTACGCCTCAAATTCTTTCGGTAAAGTTGCAACCGTTTCAAATATTGATAGCATAACATACGATTCTATCATGGAGGCTGTTTATGGTGTTGACCAGAATTATCTAAATGGCGCTGCTTGGTTTGGACACAGAACTGTTATGGAAAAAGTAAGGGGTATTCTTGACAAACAAGATAGACCTTTATTCTACGATGCAAACGGGGCTACTCCGGCAACCTTAGCTGGGTTCCCGTTCAGATTGATTGAGAGTGCACCGACAAGCTCGGCTTCTTCCGGTACGCCAGTTCTTTTATTGGGTAATTTAAGAAACTCTTATATCAAGGATAAAAAAGGAATGAGAATGGATGTTTCGACGGAGGCTACCGTTGACGCTTCTTCTTTATTCCAGGATGACCTTATGGCTTTAAGATTCATTAAGCATTGGTCGTTCCATCCCGGATTGGTAGAGAAATATTCTGTAATCAAATTAGCATAAGGAGGTTAAAATGAAAAAATTATTTGTGATTTTGTTCGCTTTGACCGCCTTAACATTTGGTCAATCAGTATATTTTCTTGATTACGGCACTTTAGCCAATTCTGTTTCTGAGACACAATATTTATATCTCGGTGAGAATGCGGTTATTGATTCTATCGTGGTTGTTGCAACCGGCACGGGCGAATTAGATGTTGATTCGATAGACATTTATGTTGGCTCTTATAAGAGGTTAACAGATGGTACTTTCTGGCAGAGATATTCGACAACTAATATAAATCTGACATGTACTATCAATGTTGATTCGGCTGTTAGTGCTTATCAAAGAATACTCTCAAGTGATGCGACTCAATTAACGGGTGCTGCATTAAGGGGCGTGAATGCTTTGAAAGTAACGACAAGGGGTGCTACTTCTGGTAATGACGCAACAGACCCGAATAAATTTGTAGTCATATTCTACGTTTACGAAAGGTAACTAAGGGGGGCTTTGCCCCCCCAATATTATGAAATATTTAGTAAGATATAAAGAGGATGTTTACGAAAAAAGATTCCTTTATAAACGCAAGGGGGAAACTGATATAATTAACGAGAAACAGTATGAGAAATACTTTAAAAAAGTAGAAGTAATTAAAATAATCGAAAAGAAAGTTTTTTACAAATGAGTTTAGTAACAGTATCGGATTATAAGACTTTTCTAAAAATATCCACCAGTACGGAGGATACATTAATAACCTCCTTCCAATCAGAGATAGATGGGTGGGTTAAGTCTTATTTAAATAGAGACATTGAGTCTGCTACCTATACGGAATATTACGATGGGGACGGGAGTGATTTATTAACGACAAATCAATTCCCCATAACTGCGATTACTTCTATTTCCTATTACGATGGGTTGGATTCAGATAACGCTCAAATTTGGACTGCCTACGCCATAAACACCGACTATGAAAGGTTGGTAATTTATGGAGACGGTGAAAAGATTTTTATGGACGGCGGGACTTTTTACAGAGGGACACAAAACATTAAAGTCGTTTATACTGCCGGTTTTACAACCGTGCCTGCCGAAATCCAAAAGGCGTGTAAAGAATTAATGTGGTTATACTATCATTCTGTAAGGGGTGAGATGAACATTAATAAAAGTTCAGAGAACAGGGGTGGGACTAATATTACTTACGACTCTAATGCCGTTCAAAAGATATTAAAGAATTTAGATAAATATAGGGCATTAAACATTTGAAAGAATTTAAAGACGCAGCGGAAAGGATATTAGAATTAATCGGGAGAAAATCTTCTGATTATTTCAATGGTGGGAGTAACTTAAATATCGTTTCAAGAAATTTATTAAATTCTTTAGATAACAAGAATGATAAATACGCAATACATGAGTATATTATCGGAGAAACACTTAAGATAACAAAGGGGACAAAGATACCTTATGCCGCTTTACATGAATTAGGTGGCATAAGGGAAGTAACAGAGGGGATGAGAAGGTTTTATCTTCATAAATATTTAGCCACAAAGGAAAAGAAGTGGTTAATATTTAGGACTAAGAAAACTGTAACTTATCCTAAAAGAGAATTTTTGTATCCGGCAATAATGAGTTTGAAGAATGAAATTTCCGAGATATTAAGAAAAGCCGGGATTGATTACGTTCAGAGTTGGGTAAGAGAAATATTAGGCGAAGCAAAGGCTAAAAGATTATGAGAAAAAAAATATTAGCTGCCTTAAAGGGATGTTTAGAAACAATTACTACTACAAATGGTTACAATTATACCATAACGACAGTAACCAGAGTCTTAAGAGACGTTAGGGATGTGCCGGAATCTAAATTGCCAATGATAACAATAATGCCTTTGGATTCAAGATTAGTAGTGGTTGAATCTTTAGAGTGGAGTTGGAATATAGCGTTGTTTTATTATTTCCAATTAAGTTTAGACGTATCAGAAACGGGTACTCTTTCGGCTCAGGCTGAGGATATGATAGAGGATATTGAAACAAGAATAAATACTTTTTACACTTATAATGCAGGGCTGACGGCGGGGAATAAAGTTGACATTGAAAGCATACAGGTAGATTCGATTGAACCTTATTTACCCTTGGCGGAGGGGATAGGATTTTTAGTTGTGAATTTAAAAATTAATTACATAGGAGGATAAAAATGGCTGACTTAACAGATAAAGGTCAAATAATAAAATATGGTGGCGGTGTTCTCGCTGTTAGACCCGTTGACGATGCGGGTACTTAT